GCTCTGTTGCATCAACTCACGGCAGCGTAGGAACGCAAACCACATAGCCATTACGCAGTCAGTCTTGCCTTTGGTCTCAGGCTTCCACGTAATCAGTTGTTGAATTAACGCTTTTATTCCTTCTGAACCTTCAGAGGAGGGAAATTCAATTGTGTTGTTTTTTTGGAATACTCCATCGTGCATAGTGCCTAGCATCGTTGACATATATGCAACACCATGGGAGGTATCCCATTTGTTCTTCTGTGTGAAGTGCGGCTTCAAACTACAGCCGTATTGCGATAGCCATTGACGTAAATCGGTATCAAGTTCATAGGCTTTCTGGTGTGCGTTAATTTCAACACGCAACTCATTAGGACTATACTTAATAACAAACTCTTCAATCATCGCACGAATCTTTTGTGGTGTTGGCTCAGACATGTTCTCACAGTCCAGCACGTAAATCTTTCCGTCTATTCGGTTATAGGTCATCGCAACAAATGCAGCATGTCCTCTGCCCATAGCAGGGTCGAATCCAACAACTGTAAAACCTTCGGCACTAATCGGATGTCCCACCGCGCCTGGTTTTAACGGACCTCGCCTACGTGTACCTTTGACACAAGCCTGAACCAGGGCGGGTGGGAAGATGGAATCTTCTTCGACATCCTCTTGCTGATAAACCAAAGCCCACGTACTAGGAGTTACTTCGCCACGGCGCTTAAATAAAGTAGGGCCATCCCATTTAGAATACAGCCCTTGCTCATCGGGTAGTTCGTCCTCGTCTCCATCCCAAGGATGGTCAGACTTAGGCCAAAGGGTTACCCAGTCTTCTGGCTTCTTCCTAAACTCCAATACCGCAGGCATAGCCATGTAAGTAAATGGGCACTTACCATTAGACCAATGCTTCGGATTACGAAGTTCCTTATAAAAATCATTCGCCGCAATTCGCGTTCCCACAATCAACAACTTGCCATTTTTACCCAAACGGGTAATAACTTCTTTTTGTAACCAGTTAATCTGCTTGTCCCACTCGTGGGCGTTAGCGGTAGTAATGCAGTCGTCCAAGATAATCAGGTCAGCACGTGCACCATAAATCTGACCACCCATACCAAGTGCTTGGATAGTTGGGTCCTTCTCGGATGAATCTCTCGCATCGCCCCCAAGGTAAACTGTGTCTACCTTCCAGGTATCAGCATCTTGTTTCCAACCGCCCTCTGGTCCATATGCTGTTTGTAACTTCAACCAGCGTGGGTGAGACAGTCTTTGCTTAATCGCATACACGAACTCTCGTGCTTTGTTAAGGGTCTTACTGACCACAATGATACGCACATTCGGATTGAGGGCGATACGGTAAGTTGAGTAGTTAACGGTTACCACCGTAGATTTAGCATGCTCAGGGGGTACGTTAACCAATAGGCGATTCTGGTCGCCAGCCTCATAAATCATAGACTCGTGCAGCCAGGAAGGTTCATAGCCCTCTAGTAGGTCAATCCAGTCTTGATGGTGTTCAAATACCTTCTGCCCCAAAAATACCTCTGAGAACTGGGAAAAGGAAATCTCGTCCTTCGCCACTCCAAGGGAGATGGTGGACTTATTTTTGGCATCAGCCTTGGCATCTTCTAAGTCACGGGCAAACTTCTTATCCCGTGATAGCCAGATTCTTAAGGTGTCTTCCTTGTACCCTAGTTGAATCATGGCCCTAGGTGCACCCATGCCCTCGGCAACCAGCGCCAAAAGTTTGGATTTAGCCTCCGCCATTTTTTGGCTACGAGGGTTATTGTTCTTGCTAAAAGTCATTTAGTATCCTGTCCCAAGGCAGTATTTACCCATCTACAAACAGCCTGTTTAGTCAGTTTGTAACAGACAGTAGATACAGTCTGTACGCAAGGGCCTGAAGCCCTTGCTATAGTATCGGCAATAAATTGCCTCTACTTATATTAATCCGTTCAACAGCCCATTCCGAACGTTTTACAACCTGTGATTTATGTCACAATAGTATAACCGCAGGTCAGAGCCTGTATTAGCAGGGTAGTAGCAGGGGCATACTGTTGTACGGGAAATATTTAGATAGAGATACTCTACTACATCTACAAGCAATTAAACAGTCTGGGGTCATAGAGACCCACAGCCTGTTTGCTACCGCTCAGTCTGTACTGTTAGTGGGGACTGTTGACAGACTACTATCTCGGCGCTCCCTTATAAACAATAGTCCGCGCCCCAGTTAAAAACAAAATCCTAACTGGCTAGCCTGTTCACCGTACTGACAGGCCGTAAGTGGCATGGCAATCAAGCCCCTGAAAAGAGCAGGGCTTGACAGCCATGCAGTGTGGGAGGTGTAGTTAGAGATACTAACTACAGAGAGGAAACTATGCACACAACCAGAACAATCCTCCTGCAAGACCAGCAATGCCAATGGTGTGGAGGATACGAAGTTATCTACTGCAAACCATGTGACCATGCTGAGTGTGATAACTGCGGAGCAGGAGGTTACTGCGAATGTCTGAACAAATAGGCATATCAGTCACTAACGCCTGCTATCACTGCTACATGCTCAACGAAGTCTGTATAGACTGTGAGGATAAACGCCAAGCCAATGACGCTATCTTCGCCCATGAATTGGTAGATGATGGCAACGACATCTACCGATACGCTCCTATGTATACCAGCATGACCAAGATTGAGGCAGAAACCTCAGGCCATGAATGGGTAGGCTCTACTACTAGGGTTGAACCCTACTTCGTCTATGCTACCCAAACTTGGGAGGATACACGGGAAGAGTTCCTTGAACCTATCACTGTCATCACTGACAGGCTATTCGACTTATCCTTCGATATGCCTGCCAATAGCATAGTCTGCCCAGACTGTCGCTATACCTTCAATAAGCACACTCAGTGCCCAAACTGTAACTAACCATCTAGGGCAGCCCCGTCACGAGTGACGGGTGCTTAGCCCAATCAAACAACTACTAGAAAAGGAAATAGCATGTCAAATACATTCACATTCAGCGGTTCAATTGTCAAGGCAGTGAAAGACTACAATAATGTTATCAAAGCAACTGTAGTAGACCGCCGCTTAGAATATACACCCAACGGCGATATGGCTAGCAAGTTCACCGCAAGCCGTCAAATTACCATCACAGACCCTACAATCCAAACATGGGTTCGTGAAAATCTAATCAACTCCAGCGAAACCGAATTCGCTGTAAACATTGAAGGGTATATGACTTCAAGTTTCTCTGAAAAGAACGATAAGTGGTATGAAAACCAGGTAGTAACCAAGTTATCGCTAGTCTAATCAATCAATCGCAGGTGGTGGGGGCTACGGCTCTCACCACCTGCACTTTTTTTAGTGCCAGGGTATTCGTATAAGTTCAGACAACTGAAAGTAGGTAGCCATGCTAGACACAAAGGATAATACAGTTTACTGTGGGGATTGCTTAGTTCCTATTAGCCAATGCTCACATAGAAGGAGATAGAAATGTTACTAGATTCATTGACCCTGTTAGCAATCATGATTGCTTTAACTACATCTGTAGCAGTACTCACCCTTGCTATCAGACAGAACGCAGTCCTTACCCAACAGAACATAGAACTACGCCGTGCTCTCAGGATAGCAAAGAAAGCCCGCAGCGTAGATTATTATATGGACCCAGACATAGCAAAGGAAGACCTATGGACAACCAAGAGTTCATAACCCCAGCCCATTACCCAACAGTTAAGTATGCAATCCAGTACTGCCATGCTTGTGGCATGGACATTATGGTAGATGTAAATAGAACAGCGCCCCGAAACTACTGCAGCCCATGTGCATGGGCAAAGTTAGGAGAAACAAACTATGTCATACACAGTTGAAGAGATAGCACAGTTGAATGAATCAATGGAGGCTGCAATCCTGTCCATCAAAGCAGCCAACAATATCCTAGAAGAAATGATGGCAACAGGACGCATCTATGTGGAGGAAGAATGACACCAGAAGAAATCGCAAAAGTAAAAACTGCAGCAGCAAAATATGCTCAACGCTTTTTAGGTCGCAAGTATCACGAAGAATATGTAGAACTATATCAAGCGTATTGCACTAACCGTGGAGTAGAAACTAGAAGTACATCTTCATTAGTAGATGAACGACTACTAGTTAAGGAACAGTAATGATAGCCCCTGCATATGGAGTATTAGTAGCCCAAACAAACTTATGGAAAAATGTAAAGTACTACGCTCTTGAACAAGACTTCAGTGAGTATGTAATGGAACAAGGTATCCAAGAACAGAATGAACTATGGGGATTCCTCAAAGATTATATTAAGGAGGAGTGTGAATGACAGGCCCATACGTACCACCCAAGTGCGATGCATGTGACCAGTACACAGAAAAGTTCTGTGACGATTGCGGTTTATGCATGGAGTGCGGGGACTGTGATGAGTGACTTAAACCCTGAACACTTAGATGTAATGACAACACTTAAGATAGTAAGGTTAGTTGCAGGATACACGCTTGCAGATGTAGAACGCGTGAGCAATGGCGAGTTTACTGTCGCAGCATTAGGAAGTTATGAACGTAACCATAGAAGTATAACAGTTAAAAGACTGTTAAAATTGTGTGAGGTATACGGCATATCAATTTATGCAGTTATCAGACACAGTATGTATGGAGACCAAATGCATGTAATGAAAGGAAGAAAAGATGGGATACGAACCACCGCTTGAAGATGACATAGCACTAGACAAAGACATAGAAGATGACAGCGATGTATACACAGAACCAGACAGGATGTGGGGAGATGAATGATGATGCAAGATGTAGCCAATGCGGCACACTATGCGATGTCTGCAACACAGAAGATGATGATGAATGACATATCAATCCTCCCTCTCACACCACTACAGTCCTGGGCATTCCTCATTACAGTTTTCTATATCCTCTACAGATGGGTTGTTAGATGAAAAAACTATTCGCCTTGTTTACAGCATGGTATCTAGCCTTCTTGTCAATGCTACCGTGGCACATGCCAGTGGTACATGCCAAGCCACACACAGAGCCAAAACCTACAGAGATGAGCGAGTTCCATTGGACTCCTCGTGCTCTGAAGTTATATGCAAAACAGTTCATGCGCATGGCATACCCTCAATGGAACTTGTCTGAGCATCATGCACTAATGAAACTATGGGGTAAAGAATCAGCATGGAATCACCGCGCACAAAATCCAACCAGTTCAGCCTTCGGTATTCCACAGTTACTAAACCTTGACCCATCAACGCCAGCCCCGCTCCAGATTGAGCGTGGGCTGGCTTACATCCAGCACAGATACGAGAAACCATCAGTTGCTTGGTCGCATTGGCGAAGCAATGGTTGGTATTAAGGATAAGTAAATGACAGTTGGAATACCAGAACTAACAGAAGCAAAAGAGTTAGCCAGAAAACTTTATGATGAGGAGTTCGGTCCTCATTATTTACTTGGCTACCTATGGGCAACACTAACCCAAAAGCAACAACAAGATGTGTTGGAATCCCTCCAACGCTACACAAAAGAAAAGGAAAGCAAATGACAGTAACACTAGAGCAAGTAGAACAGTTCTATTCGGAACTGCTTAATGAAAACGGTACAGAAGAACAACTACTAGAACAACGCAAGCGTTTGACAGATGCAATCTATTCTCAGATTGATTCAGACACAGCACCAGATGAGCAACACATTGCAGAGGTAGCAGCAGGACTCAAGAAAGATATCCAGTTGCGTGACTTTGTATTAGGTCTACCATCTGAGCGTCCAATTGCAGCAGTCAATACATACCTTGCATACTTTATGGATACAGTTCCAGATGAGTTTATTGCACCAGTTGCTAGTATCTTGGCTGCAAATCTATATTCAGTTGAAGATGGCACAGCACAAGAAGTACTATCAAAAGCATTAGAAAGCAACCCTAACTATTCACTAGCAAAGTTGCTTGACCGTGTATTCAAATCAGGTTGGCCAGCAGCAGCGTTCACCGCTATGACATACGAACTACACCCAAAGGTTAAAGAAGGAATGGGTATCTAATCATGGGATTGGATATGTATCTATATGCTCGTAAGAGCATCTCATCTATTGAGTGGGAACCAGAGACACACAATAAGAAACTCAATGCTGATTACACAATCCTCGCCTCCCTCGTGGGGGCTACGGATTGGATGTATAACCCAGATGATTTAGCCTTTGCATCTGTATCAATTCAAGTTGGATACTGGCGCAAGGTTAATGCTATTCATAACTGGTTCATTGAAGAATTAGCAGACGGCAAGGACGAGTGCCAACCAATCTATGTACCTCGCAGTTCTTTAATTGACTTAAAGATTGCATGTGAAGAAGTGTTGACAGACCACAGTAAAGCAGGCACAATACTACCAACAGGCTCTGGCTTCTTCTTTGGCAGCACAGAGTATGACGACTGGTATTTTCATGGTCTTGAAAAGACTGTGAAGATAGTAACAAAACTAATTGAAGATGTACCCGAAGGATGGGCCTTCGAGTATCAGGCTTCATGGTAAAGAAAGGGACACATGACTACAGCAGATGTAGTAAAGAACCGCTCAGCCTGGCTTAAGGCTGGCGTAGCAGTAGAAGCAACCAGCGCAGCACAAGTAGCACAGCAAGCAGGACTTGACTGGACAGTCAGCCTGTCAGACATGCACACAGAACAGTTCATGCATGTACCCAAGAAGCAAGCAGTAGTAAAGAAACACAATGGCAAAGAATCAGTCATTGGTGTAGTTGGTAGCAAGTACAAAGTCTTTCAGAACTCTGAAGTCTTTGGCTCACTAGATGGACTGATTGATTCAGGCGAGGCTCGCTATGCAGCAGCAGGTGAGTACGATGACGGAGCAAAAGTATGGATGCTTATGTCATTACCAAAAGAAATGGAAATCCAAGGCGACCCACATGCTGCCTTCTTACTAGCCAAGACTAGT